AAGTGTGTATAAAGCCTATAAAGATGGTTGGATAGAAATAGATGAGCTTATGCAAAGATTTGGTGAAAAAGCAGTTAGAGCAGTAGCAGAATTTATTGCAATACTAGTAGGCATGAAAGTTGTTATATCTGGAAGCAAAATTGCTTTTAAAGGTGTTAAAAAAGCATTTCCAAATTTATCGTTTAGACAATTTAAAAAAGCGTGGAATGACTACAAGGCAACAGCGTAAGTATCTGAAAAATAAATAAAAAACTTGTTGACAAGATAAATAATATTGTGTAGTATTATAAACATGTGCTACACATTAAAGGCACATAGAACATAGGCAATATAAGGAGGCATAACTATGGCATCATTAGCAGAAATTAGAGCAAAGCTCAAAGAACAAGAAAATCGTACAAGCGGCAATATTAGCGGCGGTGGCGATAACGCAATTTACCCATTTTGGAATATGAAAGAAGGCGATCAAGCAACGCTACGCTTTTTGCCTGATGGCGACGATTCAAACACTTTCTTTTGGAAAGAACGTTTGATGATCAAACTTCCATTTGCTGGTGTAAAAGGCGAAACTGATTCACGTCCAGTACAAGTACAAGTTCCATGTATGGAAATGTATGGCGAATCATGCCCAATCTTACAAGAGGTACGTGGTTGGTTTAAAGATCCATCGCTAGAAGATATGGGTCGTAAGTATTGGAAAAAGCGTTCTTACGTGTTCCAAGGTTTTGTTGTAGATGATCCATTGAAAGAAGATTCACAGCCAGAGAATCCGATTCGTCGATTCATTATTGGTCCACAAATCTTCCAACTTATCAAAGCAGCACTAATGGACCCGGATATGGAAGAACTACCAACTGATTATACAGCTGGTGTAGACTTCCGTCTTGCAAAAGGTTCAAAAGGTGGTTATGCAGATTACGGCGCAAGTAATTGGGCACGTAGAGAGCGTCCACTAGGTGATGCAGAGATGGCAGCAGTGAACACACACGGCTTGTTTAATCTTAACGATTTCCTTCCTAAAAAGCCAGGCGAAGTTGAACTTAAAGTTCTTACTGAAATGTTTGAAGCAAGTGTAGATGGCGAAGCATATGATCCAGATCGTTGGAGCAATTACTTCCGTCCAGCAGGTATGGCAGCACGTACAGGTGATCCAAACACAACACCTGCACCAACACCTGCTCCACAACCAGCAGCAGCACCAGTACAAGAAACTGTAAATGATACTGGTTGGCAAGATCCGGCACCAGCAGAAACACCAGAGCCTGCACCTGCTCCAGAAGCAGCGGCAGAACCGGCAGGTGATGCAGGTGGCGCACAAGACATTCTTGCAATGATCAGAGCACGTCAAAATCAATAATAGAAAGGGCTTCGGCCCTTTCCTACACTTTTTAGAATAGGAGATATATATGGCTACTAAGGCATTCGATCCTAGCAAGTTTCGAAACAGTTTAACAAAATCTATTAAAGGTATGAGTGCAGGCTTCAATGATCCACAAGACTGGATCAGCACAGGTAACTATGCACTAAATTATTTACTTAGCGGTGATTTCCGTAAAGGTATTCCACTAGGTAAAGTAAGCGTGTTTGCAGGAGAATCAGGTGCAGGCAAGTCTTATATTGTGTCAGGCAATATTGTAAAGTCAGCACAAGAACAAGGTATCTTTGTTGTACTAATTGACAGTGAAAATGCACTAGATCAAACATGGCTAGAAGCATTAGGTGTTGACTGTGATGACAGCAAACTACTAAAACTAAACATGGCAATGATTGACGATGTTGCAAAAACTATTAGTACGTTTATGGATGACTATCGCTCAATGAACGAAGAAGATCGTCCTAAAGTGTTGTTTGTAGTAGACTCATTAGGTATGCTTATGTCACCAACTGAAGTAAATCAGTTTGAAGCAGGTGATATGAAAGGTGACATGGGTCGTAAAGCTAAAGCACTAAAAGCACTGGTTACTAACTGTGTGAATATGTTTGGTTCATACAATGTAGGAATGTGTGTTACTAACCATACTTATGCATCACAGGATATGTTTGATCCAGATGATAAGATCTCAGGTGGTTCGGGCTTTGTGTATGCAAGTTCGATGGTTGTAGCAATGAAAAAACTAAAACTCAAAGAAGATGCAGACGGCAACAAAACATCACAAGTGCATGGTATTAGAGCAGCGTGTAAGGTAATGAAAACACGTTACGCTAAACCATTTGAAGCAGTGCAAGTAAAAATTCCATATGAAACAGGTATGGATCCATATTCAGGTATGTTTGATTTGCTAGAAGCAAAAGGCTTGCTTGAAAAACAAGGCAATCGCTACAAGTATATTGATAGCAACGGCGAAGAAACACTAGAATATCGCAAGAATTGGACAGGTGACAAACTCGAAATGATCATGACTGATTTACCGGCAAAAGAAGAACAATTGGTAAATATCGCTAACGCAACCGAAGAAGTTGTGGATCATGACGAGGAGCCTGTATTAGATGAATGAAGAATTTGTCGCTGATCTGTGGGAATTGTTTAAAGAGTATCTAGACAAGAAACACATTGAAATGGCAGCTGAAAAGTATGTTGATACACTGATCGATTATGGCATGGATGACATACAGCTTAAAGGTATGTTAGGTGTAGATAAAACTTTAGATGCTGCTATTCAATATTATTTAGAAATGGATCAAGACGATTACGAAGATGAATGGGATAACTAATGGCATGGTACAGCCGAGTAAGTAGAGATATTACGCAAGTTCCAGCAGCAATACAGTATTTTGATACTGAGCTTCAAGCGGCAAAGCTAGAAGTAAAGTTAAAAGGAAACATTGAAAAAGCAAGTGCAGAAATGCCGGGCATTGTTGAACATCGATTTAATCAACTACAAGAACTAGAAGCCATATTAGAATATTTAAATATAGAACTGCGTAAATTACGCAGTTCATTTTTTCGTAAATATCTTGAAAACTATCAACGTGCATTGAGTAGCCGTGACGTAGAAAAATATGTCGACGGCGAACAAGATGTTGTTGATTATGAAAAAATTATAAACGAATTTGCACTGATGCGCAACAAGTGGTTAGGTGTACTAAAAGCACTTGATCAAAAACAATGGCAAATTACAAACATTGTCAAACTGCGAGTAGCAGGTATGGAAGATGCAACACTCTAAAATATTACTAACAGGATCACATGGATTTATTGGCGGTCATTATTACCATCATTTACAACAAAAAAATGAACATGTAATACCGTATGATAAAAAACTTAGAGGTGAAGATTTAGCAGATAAAAATACCACCCAACTATTGCCAGATGTTGATACAGTAGTACATCTAGCTGCTACCAATGGCACTGCTCTATTTTATGAACAGCCTACTGATGTATTGATAAACAATACAATACCAACAATAAATTTAGTAGAACGTTATCGAAATACTAATACTAAATTTGTTTTTGCTAGTACGTGTGAAATTTTTAATGGAGCAATTGATGCAGGTTATTACCATGTGCCAACTGATGAGCAAGTACCAGTTGTGTTTAACCACATTACAAATCCAAGATGGAGTTATAGCATTCCGAAAGCTCTCGGTGAAAACCTAGTTGCAAACAGTGGACTAGATTATTTGATTATTCGTTACTTTAATGTGTACGGCCCAGGACAAACGGATCATTTTATAAATGAATTTGTAGAACGTTGTAAACATGGTGATTATTATATCAAAGGCAATGACACACGCAGTTTTTGTTACGTTGACGATGCTGTAAAAATGACAGACAATCTTGTAAAAAATTGTGTAAACAAAACAGTAAATGTTGGCAATGACAATGAAGTGAATGTGTCAGTTGTTGCAAAAATGATAATGGGCTATATGGGTATCAATCCTGACAAGTTACAAATATTACCTGGACCAGAAGGCAGTGTAACACGTAGATGCCCAGATACAACACTAGTGCAAATGCTAACAGGATTTACTGATTATACACCTTTAGAAGTTGGACTTAAAAAAACTGTGGAAAGTAT